TCCTAGTTCTTCTGGGAAGTAAACGGGCAAACCATATTTTATCATTCTTAGTCTAATGTCACTTGACGTTATAAAAGCCATCGATAGTAATGGTGATCTCAAATGAGGATCCATTTCTAAGGTCGCTGTAGTCAGGATGGTTCCAATTTGGGCCCATTCATTCTTTCTGTCTTTAGTATCATATGAAGATCTCACATTGGCAAACGCCCTTAGAGATCCAACATGTAGATACTTGACAGTACCTGACTGTACGACTGCCAACTTTTCTCCTATTAGAAGAAAAGATCCCTCCTCGAAAAGTTGCACATAGTGCTTACCTTCAGAGGTTTTTCCACCAGTAAGCTCAAGTAGATACTTGTATAGCCTAGAGGTTACTAAGGGACAAATGGCCGCTAAATCGTCACCCATAATAGCACATAACTCATTAAAGTGTTTGTCTATTATGGTTCTTGATAATCTTGATCTAGAATTTTCCTGAAAAAGATAAATCATGAAATTGACATTAGATCTAATCCTACATTCTTCCTCCTCCTTGAGAATCCTCTGGGAGTTGAGAAGAATAAGCAGCTTATAGAAGCAATGCTCAGAAAAGACAATCTTTGTAAGGGCCCAAGCTAATCTAAACAGAGTATAATTATACAAATTTAGATGAAACCAGCTTGGTGCAGTCCCCATAAGATTTCCTCTGAACGAAGTAATGCATGTCGATCTCATGTAGTTGGTATACTCCAACTTTTGAGGACCAGATAGACTTCTCCAAGCAGCCCAATTAGGGTTGTTAGATTGTCGCTTGGTCATAATCGACTCCATTGTATCGTTCGCGCCTTCAACAACGTTAAAAGGCAGGAAATCAGTCGCACTTTTAAGGTCAGATGACATCATGACCCATGGTGCATAGTATCTAGCAGAGTCGCCCTTAGTCCAATCGACCTTGGGCAACTGATCAAACCACTTTTCCACTCCGTCAGGCATAATAGCCCACTTTGTAGGAATTGCAGTAAGAACTGTTCGATATAATACACCTCGCACAACGTGTGCCAAAGACTGTATCTTGGCAGAAGAAGTTGAAACAACTCTGACTTTAAAGCCACCTCTATCAGGAACACAAATTATCTTGTTACTAGGGTTAATAATCCTAGGAAACTTGTACTTGTGTATATCCCAACAGGGGGCATCCGGCCATAAGTCTTCAATGATCGCATCTGCTATTGC